AGTTTCTAGAAGAAATCTATAAAGAAACTGAGTTGAAGTTTGCCCAGATGGGTATGCTACAAGAAGCCGTGCAATGCTGCCATACTCATACTTTAATGGAGTCATTACAGGATTGGATTAAAAATGGTAAGCCAAGGGAGGGAATACCAGATGAGTAAGATACATGGGATAGTAGATGCACTTATCGGTCTACGTAAATTGTTTTTTGCCATAGGCGGCATTGCGTTTATTGGAGTAGCGTTAGTTGTAGTGCTTGGTGTATTCATAGCGAATTGGTATTTAGGTACAACTGTTATTTCTGGTGACAATCTTAAAGATATTATTGTAGCTGCTTTTCAATATACGGCTGCCATTGCAGCATCTTATCTTGCTGTCAACGTAGCCAATAAGTGGGTGAGCTCATGGATAGCAACGAAGAAAAGAAAATAACTAGAGTATTCCAAATGTCTGCGAATACCGCAGAAACGTTCTTCTGGATTGTGAAGTGGAGTACCGATCATGGCGTAGAAGACACAGTGAAGCTCCGTAAATATATCCTTGATTGGCTTATGCAGAATGAGCAAATGCAGAGAGTGGTAGATACGAAAAGGTCTGAGGAACAGATAGTTTCGGACTATAAGCAACAGGGGTACAATATTCAAGATCATAGAAATCCACCAGATGATTCCATATGGGGGAAGTTTAAGAGATGGATAAAATGAGAGAGATTAAGTTTAGAGCATGGGATCATCAGCTCAAAAAAATGATCGAAGTATTTGAGCTCTCGTGGTTTGAAGATACCTATTTAGTTAATGGGGTTTTGCCATGTGATAAGCCTATGGTTTATATGCAATACACTGGATTAAAAGATAAGACTGGTAAAGAGATATATGAAGGGGATATTGTTAAATCCTATGAATCTCATTATCATCATACGTATATAGCAGAAGTAAAGTTCGGACCATGGGAATGTAATTGTGGTGATTACTATTGTGATGGTTATGGTATTGGATGGTATGTTGTTGGACCTAATTGGTACGAAAGACCTACTGATCGTTTTTGGACAATAGCTACAAGAACTCTGAGCGAGTACCGACAAAAGTGGAGTGTTCTAGGAAATATATATGAGGATTCAGAATTATTAAAGGATCGTAATGGATAAAATAATCTGTCAAGAATGTAGTTGCGTTATTATTCAGGAACCAGCTGTAAAGGTATCAGGTGAAGGCTTCATCTGTGCCTATTGTTTAGAAAAACTCTTATTTGAGGATGGGGAAGATGCATGAGATATTCGGCTATATAAGTGCACTGTGTTTCTCGTTATGCTATCTGCCACAACTCTGGAAAACATGGCGTACTAAGCAAGTGGCTGATATAAGTGTACTCATGTGGATAATCCAAGGCATGGCTTATTCTTCAGGATTAGTATACGGTTGGTACTTAAGCAGTATCCCATTAGTATTGAACTATAGTTTAGGATTAGTATATACAAGCATTTGGCTTTGCATGTGGTATAAGTATAAAAATAAAATAGAGTCTACGAGGATAGGATTTAAATGAAACCATACACTAGAAAGGTTGTAAATCATACAGCTGCATTTGCTAGAGATTCAGTTAAAGGTATCTTTGGATTCTTAGGAGATTTGATTAAAAAGAACCTCTGGATTTTAATTGTGCTCTTTGCAGCAAACTATGCACTAGACCATAAGTTCAATATGAACTTCTTAAAGAAGGTGACTACCGGTAAGGATAAGCTAAATGTCGAAGCTGGGGAAGTAGCTAGTGCTGTCATCTATATGGACGATAATATCATTGTCATTCAGAAGAAAGGTGAGAAGCCTAAGGAATATGTAGGGGTTAAGAAAGCTAAGCTAACTAAGTTTAAAGACGGTGAGATAGATATTAAAGTTAAGAATAAAGGTTTGGGGTTAGAGCCCGGGTTCACGGTTGCAGCCGGGGATGGACTACGGTTAGGGTTGGATGTGCAGTATGCCTATTGGAAACGATGGGGCTTATTAGGAGGATTCACCTATCCGGTGAGTGGCAGAAGCTTAGATCGATTGCGGGGGCATTTAGGTTTAAGCTACGACTTGCCGAATAGGTGGTTCTCTAATACATCAGTATGGGGTGGGATAGATACAGCTAAAGATCCTCGTATTGGGTTTAGAACTAAGTTTGGGGGTGGATTGTGAGTCCGGTATCAGGAGAAGAGATACAATTGACAGAACTAGAAACTGAAATTATGTCACTATTTGTTAAACGTAAAATACTTAAAGATCGTCACATTGCCCTTCTTTTATGGCAACTGATCGATAAGTTAGAAGGTACCTATTCAAATAAGGAGGAAAGCAAATGAAGGCTCTTATTGCAGGATTAGGGCTTCTACTATTATTCAGTTGCTCAGTAGAAGATAAGCATATTAGAGTAGCAAACGCTGGAGTTAAGAAGACAGTTAAGATAGTTTCCACCTACTCCAAGGATGGCCAAAAAAGGGGTAGAATTTCAGGCTCAGGCGTCTTTATTAGTCCTAGAGGGCATATACTTACTTGTGCCCATTTATTTCCTAAAATGAAAGGACATAAGCGTATAACTAGAGTGTACTTAAAGGACAAAACTCAGTTGAGAAACGTGGTGATTTTACGCATCGATCGTCGCAAGGATTTAGCTCTTATGAAGGCTGATTTCCGTAGCTATCATTACGCTACAATTGCCCCTAAAAACTCAGTTAAATTAGGGCAACATGTTATAGCAGTGGGACACCCTTGGGGAGAGGAGTGGTCAGTAACAGCCGGTATTATAAGTCATTTAAACCGCATAGTATTTGAGTATAAGGCGGTACAAATAGATGCTGCGGTTAATCCCGGTAATTCAGGCGGTCCATTGTTTAATATGAGAGGTGAGTTAATCGGTATCAATTCAGCAGGCTGTGCGCCTTGGGGTATACCGATGCAAGTAGGAATAAACTATGCTGTTAGTTTAGACGAAATCTGGGAGATGTTAATGCTGTTCTATGGGGTGCTACCATGCGGTCAACTGTAAAGTATTGTTTGTTATTAATAGCTATTTCATTCTTAGTAGTAATCAACTTCTACTTATTTAGTATTTTAACTCATGTGATTAAAGCAATTGAATTCAATACTATTCATTGCGCCTTACTGGAGTATAAGGTAGAGAGGAGGTAGCATGCAAATAGCCTATTACAGAATAGACAGAAAGATGGAGCAATTTCTTGCGAAGGTATTCGAAAAGTATCATGTTGTAGGCATTGACTGGAATGGTGGTTTAAACCTAGGGTTCATAGTGGAAGAAAAGGAGTAATCAGATGCCTAAATCTGCTTTGCCTAAACATTTACAAGAAAGTGATTGGTCAGATACAGACAACGCATCTTGGTTAATGAGGCAGAAAAAGAAACTACAATATCTTTTAGCTGCTGGACCTAGAGTTCCTAGTGGATTCTTTAAGTGGAGAGAGATACCTATTACTTTGTTTGCCGTCGGTAAGCCTGGTTTTCGAATCGAAAATACCGATGGTACTGAAACTACCGCTATTGACGAACCATGGGGATTTTTAGGGTGTACTTGGTTACGATTGGCGAAAAGCAAAAGATGGTATATCTCACGTATACAGCCCTGGTCGCGTTTTCATATTAATTTACAATGGCCTTTATTCCTTAATTTTCACATAATTTACCGTCAGAAAAACGTAGTCACTTTTCCGACATACAAAAGTAGCTTCGGCATTACAAAAATGTTTACTTTTGGTATTGGGTTTAAGAGAGACGGAGATAAGGTATATTGGCTTACTTGTAATGGGTTTGGGAACTTCGAATGATTAAATCGGGTACTAAGTTTAACTATTGGACTGTCTTAGGATTTCGGACGTTAAATTGTCGTTGGGCCACAAAGAAAGAACAAGCAGCTAATAGAAGAAAAAGGAGAAGAAAGATGCATGAACTACCAAGCACGTGGTATGGGTACTGGTTAGAAACTAATCCAGGCCATCCAGAAGACGATAGAACCATCAAACGATCAGTACTAAACCAATTCAAAAAATTTGTCCATAGTTATCATATGAAGGGACAAACGCCTAAAATTACAAACTTCCGCTGGTATGTAAAACATGGGAGTGGTACAGGTTTTGTTGAGGATATGACTGGTTCGTTTGGCTGGAAATGTCAGGTACCTTATTATATAGAGGAGAAAAAGCCATGACGGGGATATTTGTTAGAGATCAAATAAGAGGATGGAGGTAATTTTGAATGAAATATCCAGGTGTAGTGCAATGTTTAGAATGTGGTAAGATTCTAGTTAGTTTTGATAGGCATGATTATAAGACGTGCGGATGCCCTAATAATACTATGATTGATGGAGGATGCGATTATCTGAAATATGGCGGTAAAGATTTGAGTAAAATTCGTATCTTAAAGATCATAGCCCCGAAGGAGAAAAAGAAATGAGCGAACCAATGAATCCTGAGCATTTTTATGTTATGCTGGCTAAGATGGAAATAGACGGTAAGAAAGGGTATGCTAAGATTAAGAAATGGTATGATGAGAATGGTAAGCTACAGGAGAAGGTACTTAACTTTGAGGAAGACAAGTAATGGAAGTGTTTAACCATTTTCTTGAGAAATGGGAACCTTTATGGCTATTTCTAATCCTCTATTTTGAGGGTATTGTGTGTGTATTGACGTATCATTTTGTGCGTAAGGAATGGGAGTCTAGTCAAAGCTTAGACAAGAAATTCGATAAAGTTATCAGTAAGTATATTACAAGGCTGGAAAGCACTCATTATAAGTTACTAAAGAAGGTATTACCTAAACAGAGAAGGAGAAGGAAGTGAATAGAATACATTGTTTGATTTGTGGTATACCAGAGGATAGGTGTCAGTCCACGAAGTGCCGTGAGGATGCCCATCGGTTAGGTATTGAACTAGTTGAATGTATTAAAACAAATGAGCATTATTTTGTATTGTCTCCAGAACCAGTAGAATGGTCCGGGATTGATCCAATGAAGCAATTGGAATTTTATGATGAATAGTGTATTATCTTCAATAGGGGTGGCTTGTGTAACAATAGCTGTTATATTAGAGTTAGGTAGCTACTATAAACAGATAGCTAAGACTATCTATACCAAGCGTAGCTCTCATGTGTCTTCCAGTGCTTTTGTTTATAAGATTGCCAAATATATTGTTACACTCATTGCATTAGGAATATATGCTAATTGGGTAGCCTTTGGTATTGAAGTAGCTGCGCTAACATTTTGTTGTTGGGCACTATACACTATTATGAGGTATAAGCCTAAAGATTGGAAACTCTTCGATGGGAGGAAGAAACGTGGTAGAAAAACTACTAAAACTACTTGAAGTGTTCTTTAATGGAAAAAACACTGTAAAACCTGCAGTGACTACTGTAAAGAAGCACAGTAAGCCTAAGAAAAAGAAAAGCCCTCCAACGTTAACTCTCGTGCTAGACCGTATATGGTTTACAGGAGAATCAACAATTGGAGAGCTTAAAATAGATGGTCAATTCGAATGTTATATATTAGAGGATTTTGATCGCTTATCTAAAGGAGGTAAGAAAGTATATGGACAAACAGCCATCCCAAAAGGAACCTACGACATTAGACTCACTTACAGCCCACGCTTCAAAAAGAAACTCCCTCTACTCGTCAATGTCCCAGGCTTTACTGGAATTAGGATTCATGCAGGTAATACTGCAAAGGATACAGAAGGATGCCTACTCCCTGGGAGCACCAGATCTCAGAACTTTGTTGGGCAAAGTAAACGAGCCTTTAACAAACTTTACACAAAGCTTGAACGAGCTAAGCAAGAAGGTAAAAGAATTATAATAAAGGTGGATCCTATATGAAATCACAAATACAACAGAATCAAATTGATTTAATTAATAAGATAGGGACGTTAGATGCTATTCTAGAAAGCTTAGGTAGAATGCATGTAGATCATAAAGAGGAAGTGGAGGATATGACCAAAAAAATATCCACCAGGAAATTAACCCTGATGGAAGAATTGTTTAAATTAGTTAGTCATTTGACCGTCTAGCTCTACACGTAGAACAATCACATTCAGTCTTTTCGTTATAGTAAGAGGACCAGGGTTTACTTCGCCCTGGTCTTTTTACTTGCCCAGGGTAGAATGTATGCTCAGTTTGACTACATCCCTGTGACTTACAGATAAAAGACTTTATCTCATCCCTACGTTTAGACCCTAACGGATTACCGCATACTGGGCACTTGACCGTGACCCATGATGTAGAATAGGAAGCCATACATGGCTCTCTTAAGGTTGTTTAGGAACTAATTGGTCGAGCTTATGGTCTATACTGTCTAAGCGATAAATTATATGTTCTTTAAACTCTAAGAAGGTAGATCTATTAATAAAGTTGTCACTCATGGCAAATACTGTGCCGATAATAGCAACTATACCTCCTAATGCTAGAGTAACATTAGTTATAATACTTCTTTTCATACTACCCTCCTAATTGTGATCCTACTGCACCGCCCAGAGTATTCCCTAACGCTCTTCGTAGTACTTCAGCTGCCGCGATACCTCCGGCTATTTTACCCTTTCTTTTAGCACTTTTTACTCGTCCTAAAGTTTTAGCTAATCCTGCACGTCTTGGGGCTGCTTTACTTAATTGTTCAGTAGAATATTTAGCTCCTCTAGCTAAAAGAGCCTTAGGTTGCGTTGATCCTGACATTTTAAGTAGTTGATTAATAAAACCACTACCTTTTTTCAGCTCAGTATCCATCACTGTTTTTAAATCTTTAGCTAATTGACCGGGAATTTGACCCCCTTGTCGTCTTAGTTCCATAACTTTATTAAGCACGTTTGTTAAAAGTTCTTCCTTAGATAGCTGCTTAATTTGCTCTTTTCCCTTAGCAGTTTGTGTAGTTTTCGTAATGGCCACACCTAATTTTTCTGCAACATTTTTTAGATTAGTCGCTTGTTGCTTAATTCCCGCCATACCTTCAGCCTGTTCTATCCCCCTCTTTAGTATCTTCTCAGAGGGAGCAATTCGTCTAGCTATTTTCCCTACTTTTGTAGCGGCTTTACCGGCTACTTTAGATAGGGGTTTAGCACCTTTAGCAACTGCGCCTAAAGCTAATGCTTCCGGTTTAATGAATTCAGGGGCCACTTCAGCTATACTTTCCGCAGCAATTCGTGGAGTACCTAGCAGTACATCTTTAACTATATTTCCTGTAGGTTCTGGTTTAGGCACCATTTCAGCTAATTGCCCTAATCCTTCCGCTGACATTTCAGCTGGTTTACTAGCTGTTTGATAAGCAGAACGCAGTTTATCCTTGAACGTAGGTTGGGCAGGGGTAGCAAATTTCGCTTTTACTTCTTCAAAGAAAGCTGGATCTGTATCTAAGAGCTCTAACTCTTCATCAGATAAAGTATCTAAGAATTGATCAAGTGTTTGTGCCATTATTGCGCTCCTTTCATGCGTTGTCTAATTCGAGCTTTTAAATCTTCTCGTTTCGATGATCCTCGTTTGCTCATATCTTCAGAAGAAACTACATGTTCTTCCATTGTAGGGAATTCACTATCAAGTTGGGCATTCCATAAAGGTCCAGCTTTTGCTCTAGCTCGTTTCCGTACACCACTAATGATTTTTTCACCTTGTTGATATGATTTATTTTCCAAGATATTGGCTAAATTCATAAGATCCTTTCGCATTTTTGGGCTAAGATCTCCAGCTATTAATTTATATCCAGTATTCTTAATTTTACTCCCCAGTGCTAAAGGTGCTTCGAAGATCTCTCGTTCTCTATCAGAGAGTTGACTATTAGACCCGGACATTCTGGCAAGATGAAACCCTAATGATTGCAATCCTACTTCTGATATATCGTCTCCTTCCGCAGCCAACACGGATTTTACAGCTGCTGCGGCAGAAGCTCCTGTAACACTAACCTCCAGCATTTTATTATTTTCTGGGAAAGCCTTTTTATAAGCTTCTTCTACATTTTTATAGACTTTAGGGGCTTTAACCATTAGTGCGTTTAGACCACCTTCAAATGCTTCCCCCTTACCAGCCGCTAAATCTTGAGCCGGAGTTTGCACTGCGTAAGCTCGTCGTGGTCCCACTCGTTCGGTAATATTAGGATTACCAAACTGATCTATTACAATCGAAGGAGCAACAGCAAAAACAGCTCCAGCTAGTGTTTTAGGATCTATCTCATTTCCTGCCAAATCAAACCACGTTGTAGGCGTACCATACTTTTTGCTAGGAATAGTTTCGAAAAGTTGGGCAGACATTCTTGTGCCATCTGGCAAAATTAAATCTTTTTGTTGGATATCTCTACCTTTCAAATCTGCAGCATCAGATGCCCCCTGCCTAAACTGCGCTTCAGCTAGTTGACCAGCACGTTCAATACCGATGTTAGCTTCAGGGGTTATAGGCCCTATTTCAGGTCCCGGTTGGTTAGGATCAATATCAGCTTGAGCTTGCTGTCTAGCTTGTTCTGAGGCTTGGAATCCAGCCTCACTAGCAAGCAGTTGTTGATCTTTTAGTTTTTGTTCTTCCGCAGCTATATTTGCTTCTAATTCTTGTAGTTTAAGCTGCTGCTCTTTCTCTTTAGCCGCTCTTCCTTGAATAGCTTGTAACAAGTTCTGCACTTCTCCCATAGACGGCCCAGTAGGGGCGGCTGTTTCAGGAGCTGCAAACATGCGACGAAGTTCGTCAGCTGATATATTTATAATTCTAGGAGCCATGATTAGTTCCCCCTCTTGTAGTTTTCTGGAGCTACTGGAAAAGCCCGCATATTACCTGTTTTACCACCAAAAGAGGCCGTTTTCTGTGACGGATTTGTCTTAGCCTGCTGCAAAGCGTAGGCATTCCATAAAGCACTGGATAGATCTGGTGTGGCCCCACTTCCAGCAAATGCACCTAATTGAGATCCAATTGCGGCTCCAGCTAATCCACCGCCGGGTACCATCATACCTAATCCAGCACCAGCTAATGATCCTAAACCACCAATTAGTGCACCACGTTGGGCACGTTTCGCCTGCTCTCTAGTTATATTTTGAGTCTGTCTTAATTGTTCAATCTCGAGCAAGCCTTGAGTTCTTTGGGCTTCAATATCAGCTAAAGCCATAGCTCTATTCAGTATATCTTCTCTACCAGTATTTAGAAGCACACTGGCTGTACCTCTGTCAATACCAAGTTTCTGTAAAGCAGCACCTTGTCCTGTTTCAAAGATAGTGTCAAGTGCTTGTTCTTTTCTGGCTATGTTTCGGAGTTGGGCTTGTTCTTGTATTTGAAATCCCATATCAGAGGCTTGTTGGGAGGCTTGGAGCACCGGAGCTTGTAGTGCCCTAATAGCCGCTCCTCGTTGTAATCCACCTGTAGCAGCTAAATTCTCTTTAATAGCTTGCTGAGCAGCTGGTAAATTCCTAAAAGCCAACTCTTGGGCCTTAGCTTGTTGTTGTCGAACTAAATCAGGAGACTCAACTTGCTGTAATCCTTGGGCGTATTGCTGTGCCCTATTCATAGCTCCTGTTTGAAACTCTTCTCCTAAACGTCCAGAAGTGTCTTCGAATTTTTGTGTCAAAGCAGGTAGTTTAGAGTAGCCTTCTTCTATTGTTCCTTTCTGCTTCTCCAAGCCTTGCTGTAGAATAGCTTGAAGCATTCCTGTATCTATTCCCTTTGGTTTTTTTCCAAACAATCCCATAATAAGCTCCTTAAGTTAATGCGACAGATTTCCAGCCAGAGGAAAACTTCGCATATAATGAAAATGTACCTCCAGATTCTACTAAGAAAATATCACCGACATTCCCTTCATTAGAAGCTGGGGCTGATGTTAAAATTTTATGTCTATGCGCTATTTGAAATAACTGAGTAAAGTTATCCTGCAAGATAGCAGAATAATCTGATAATGATTCTTTATCAACGTTTAATGGTGGTGAGATGGGCTGTGATTGTCGTTCTGCCATAGTTACCCCGTTATAATAGGTTCTTTTCTTGTTATGAAGGCCGTTGCTTTAATTCTATGCAGTTTAATATCATACTCGTCATGAGTATGTATTCGATACATGATAGTTCTAGCACCTGCCAACCCATTAGTATCTACGTCTACCCTAAATACACGACTAAATAAGGCATCATCATCACTAGTAGTGTAAGTAGTAGAACCAGTAATAACATCGATGAAATTAGTGAAGGTCTCACCATTATCCAACGAATAAGAGACATCATAAGTAGCTCCTGTTCCTCGTCCTTCGAGAATTAGGCTTTCTGGTACTTTCTCAAACTCACTGACATTAAAAAACTGCTCACTGAAATCAAAGGCTCTTGTTCTAATGTCAATTTCGATATTTGTACCTAAGTCTTGAAAGCTTTCTAAAAATTTACCAACAACGGCAGAAGTAGAAGAAGAGAAATAAGGTTCATTGAAAAAGAATCCTAAAGTATTTACTCCTAGTCCTCGTTTAACGCGCCATTTCCCTTTAGCATCTAATTGGACAATAACATTATTTTCATCGTTTCCAAATTCAGCTAGTGCGACATAATAGTTCTTAGAGTCAAAAATAGATGCAGCCCTAATATTTGCAACATCTCCAATGAACCATTTTGTGGTAATGCTACGAACTTCTGGCACATTGCCGTCTGTGGAGGTTAGTGTCGATCTCCATTGTATGTACCTATCCGTTGGAAGGCTAGCGGTAGGGAAATTCCCATTCGTTACAGTGTACCACGTAGCACCTGGAAGGCCACCTGTGGTAGTTGCAGAGCGGAGCTCAAATACAACTGTACCACCATTTGTAGTGAAATCTGTTTGAAATATATCCCACCCAGAAGGATTGGTATTAGTGTCAATAATCGATGATACTAAATTAGAGACAATGGTCCATTTGAACTCCACTGATTGAATAGATGGAGCGTCAGAAGAGCTAGATAGTATTCTAGTCATTGTAATACGAATTTGAGCCCAATGTTGAACAGTATGACTACCAAAAGTAACCCAACTACTCCAAGTACCAGGACTACCGCCGCTATCAGGGGCTGTTCTAATTTCTGTGGTAACTGTTGATCCCCCGGGAGTTGTAGCGGTTGTAACTAAACTATTATAAACGGTAGAATCTCCAGTAGTATCAATAGGCTCACTAATCCACTCAGCAGAAGCAGAAAAACGAAGTTGTATAATGCCACCACCACCAAATTGAGCTAGAACTGGAGTAATCCGATTATCATTCGTAATAAGAGTAGTTTTAACTCGATAGTATCGTCTAGAACCTAAAGTAACAGCCACTGCCCCATTAAGATTTGAAATATTGTCAGATTCGTCGACAATAATATTACCGGCAAAATCTAATGCGTCTCCCGCTTCAATAATTGTCGAAGAAGATGTTCCACTAGGATAAGATGACGACGCATAAAGAGTATCAGGACTAGCGGATTGAGATTGGCTATCAAATACTTCAGAGGTCCATGTACCAGATGCTGGAATGGCTGTTTGAGAAAATACATAGGTAAGACCTAAAGAGCCAACATCCGTTCCAATAAATGCACCAGCTTTTATATCACCATTTGAGCCCATTGCAGAAGGTAATAACCAACTACCTCCTAATTTTCCTCTCACTTCTTCAAAATTACTTGGGGTAGTTCCAATACCTGCGCCCTTTACGTTATGGCTATTGATACTCATGTTACCACTTATCGCTTCAACTACAGCCCAATAACTACCAGCTGATAAGTTTAAAGAAGTTGAAAATGTATGATAAGTAGTCGGTTTAGATGGAGTATAGACGATAAAAACATCTGAACCGTATAATTCAGTACCTGGACTACCTAGATTATCCGAATAAATACTATAGCGTAAAGTAATATTTGGGGGCGGACTAATTACCCCTCCCCCAAAATACATATCTGGCATTGTGAAAGAAGTAAGTATTCCGGCATAATCTAGACTAAATTTTTGACCCCAAGCTTTTGTACCGGCTCCGAGCCCCGGGTCTAATTCAGCGCCACTTGTTCCAACCGCATTTGACTCACCTGTATGGTCAGCGATCGTTTCAAGTTGCACTCCATCAAAAATACCACCAACTGCCACTACATTATCCTTCGTACCCTCCGTGGCAGGAGTTTGGTTAAAGCGAGAAACAGCCGTCATTTCATTGCTATTATCAATCGTAGCAACGTTATCTAAAGTATCTCCGCCTTCCCAATCAGCTTGGTCATTCCATGTTCTACGAGGATTGTTAGCTATTGTAGAAGTACCATCTTCATATCCTCTCGTGCTAAACGCTCCTCCAGCTATGTCAATACCGTCAGAAGCTGTTCCGGCGTTAAAATCGGTGTCTGATGTATCAACCTTTTGGTTTCGTTGAACCACAGTCTGTTTTATGTTTGTATTAAGAAGATCCTCAATACTATCACTCAAATAAAAGATACTAGAGCCGTTAAAGCCATAAAATCCTTTATCTGAGAGCCAGACAAGAACGGGTACTCCATTTAAAGTGACTTCTTGGATGGTTCTATTGTCAATACACCCAACAGATCCTTCGATAGCGTCATATCTAAAGCTGTCTTTTGTGTCTCCTAAGATTTGCCCCATAGAACGACGATTAAAGACAACTAAACGTCCTCTATAGACATATAGACCCATGATAGGATCTTCTGGATTACAATCTAAAAAATTAGTAGACTGAACAATATCAGGACTTCCAACTTCACTAAAATATAAAGTAAATGGTTCTCCTGAAATTTGAGCCATCCATAATCTGTCTAAAAAGAGCTTTACTTGCCCGAAGACTGGAGGGATACCGTTATCAGTAGGAATTGGGGTAGTTCCAGCAGCTGCATTATCACTAAAAGTAGTAGTTGTATTATCACTAATAGTTCCTACTAAAATATATACGCCATCGTTATTATCTCTATAAATTTTACGTGCCGTAACACCATATCCACCAATAGGCACAGCAGAAAGATCTACTTGCTGATTTGGACCAGCTGCTACAGTAACTAAGTTACTGGCGGCAGAACCGTTCGACTCCTCAAAATCGTAATATAAATACGTAACTTTATAGGTATGGGGACCAGCAGGGACTCCAGCTCCTGCCACAATTGTAGCTGTAGGAGCGGTTCCAGGAACCTGCGCTCCCATACTCTTGGTTTGAGGGACAGAATAGCCTACACCGCCATAGGTGGCTGTTTTATCATAGACTTGACTAACATTAACCCCATTACCAAAGTATACTCTGTTTTGTGTAGTTGCAAATTCAAAGTTTTGTGTAGCGCTATACCCTGAAGTAACAGTAGCCATAGAACCTATACCTGAAGTATACTTTAAAGTACCGTTTTCTACTATAAGCAGGTGTCTAGTACCATCTGAAAAGATAGCTTCATGCTGATCCACACCGGGGTTAGCAAGCGTAGCAAATTGGACACCGCCTTTCATCTTTCGGATGGTGCCGTCTTGCTCAGTATCTATATTTTTAGTACCAGAAGTAAATGCGTTTTGATCAACAAATCTACTATCATCAGGAGCATATTTTGAACGAATGTCTTGCCATTCATTTGTAGGGATCTGTAGCTTAACCTTTTTCATTAGTCACTCCAGCGGTTAGGTTCTTGTTTGTTCTTCCTTGTCCAGTCATCTAATCTAATGGAATCAGTAACGGATTTATTTTGCTGCTTAGCACTCGATTCAGATAATACAAGTAGTTCTGTAGCTGTTTTACTGCCACTTTTTGTCACTGTGGAATCAGTAACAGTAAAGCTATCATTAACTTGTATTTCTACACCTTCAGCGTTATAACGAGCCTTATTATATCCAGTTATTCTATTATAACCGATCATAGTTACTCCGTTTTAGCTTGAGCTAATTGTGCTACATTAGTATTAATGTGATTAGGATCATTTGGAACAAACGTGCATGAGTTAACTACGGCTGTTAGCTCAGAATCTTCTCCCGATGACAATAATGAACCAGGAATAATAATTGTCGATTCATCGTCTGAGTATTCTATCTGTGTGTTCACATTAATATTATTTATATATGCATCTAAACCACGAAACTTAAAACTGGCAAGATGGTTTTCTACGTCTACGCTATGTATTTGTAATTCAAGTGCCATTTAAGATCTCCTTATATTAAACCGAAGCTGAAAACGTAAATCTAACATCTGTTGGTTTATTGCCAGCAATGGCTTTATAAACCGCCATATTAAACCCATGGGAACTTCCGTCAGCTAGTGCTGTCGAATAACTAGCTTTTTGATCTGTCGTACTACCTTCTTCTTGTACACGAGTTACCGTCACAGTTACAGTTGGCGTGGATTGCTTTTCAACATGGTACTGTATTGGTATTTCGTTATAGTAGTTAGTACCATCACTAATACCTAAAGCTGCGTATCGAATATTTGTAGTTGTATCCTCATAATAACGCTGACATCGAGCCAACTCAATCTGCTTATCTTCTGGAACATAGTCAACCGTGGTATCACTATTTACTAACATTACTGAGTCAATATAAGTTGTTCCAGTAGTAGCCGGAGAACGTCCAAAGTATATGTAGATAGACAGTCTTGTGGCACTTGTAGAAACATCTTCCGTCACAGTTAATGTCTGCCAGGTATTGTCTCCAGTATGAGCAGTACTAAATGTACCAGCTACTCCATCTGTGATCGCTGCTACAACACCTTGATTAGATTTAACACGAACTGATAAGGAAACCGTTTTACCCTTATAGCTTTCCCAATTTTCGATGTCTTGTAATAGTAATGCAGATGTAGCTCCATCAAGATCAGTTATGACACTTTTTAATGAATACTTTTCGTTATCAACTTCAGTTGCTTCTCGACTAATCGTCCAGGTAGGAGAAGTTGCAGCAGAAAAGCTTACAGACCATTTATCGGCAGTATAATCGCCTTGAGATAAACTACTAAAAGATGTTCCTCTTTGCCAGACTTCCATTCCGCCGTTAACTAGCAGGTTGGGAATGTTTTGTTTTAAAGCCTCAAGTTCAAGATCTGTAGTAGCCAAATCAACATCCGGGGCTGTCTTCCAGTCTGCTTCTCCAGTAATAGTTTTCAACTGGGTTGCTATATGGTCTAAACGAGTTTCTAAATCAGCCGCTGAGGCTACTGGTGTTACTGAATCATCTAAGTCAGATTGAATGGCCACCAATTCTGTTGAAAGACCCTCTAATGTATCTGCAGGAGCTGTTTTCCAATCTGTTTTACCACTTAAGTTTTTCAATTGCGTAACAATATGATCAAGTCGTTCTTTAACATCTGTGGCTGAAGCTGCAGGAGTAACGGCATCGTCTAAATCTCCTGTAAAAGCATCTCTCAGGTCATCAGACACAGCTTTAATTTCATCTTTTAGAACATTGTGATGAGCGGCCGGTATATCATGGAATACCGTAGCATTTTGAGCATGTTCTGCGTCTGTAGTACCATCAAACCCTCGAGTACATCCAGTAAAGGATGTTGCTGTTTTTCCTGTGTAATGAATTGCTTCTAAATCAATTGTAAGTATTCCAACACTGGGGAAGTTAGTAGTGGAAGCAACATTGACTGTAGTAGCGCCAACTGCTAATGGATTATCTGTAAGAACGGTAGATAAGTTATTAACCGCTACGTATAGATTATCATCTGTATTTTGTGACGACGGATAATTAGCCATTTCTCACTCCTTAGCTGATCGAAACGTTCCAAGTAAAAACGATCGTATCCCCAGCAAGTTTATTTTGTACGGCAAATGTCTGTCGAGCGAAAAGCGTTCCGCCCGTACTGGCTGAGAACAACCCAGCCTCAGTAACGGCTCCAGTAGCCACACCAGGGCCAAAAGTAGCTTGATTTGTCCAGGTGTTAGTGGAGGAACTAAGACTACCAACCACTCGTGAGCCTAATTGTGAGCCTAGATCCGTATCGGAAGCATCGGCAGCAGCCGTGTCGCTTCCTAACGCCATATAGCTCATAAATGGGTTAGCTTGACTAGCAGCGGCTAACCAAGCAGCTAAAAAATTCTTACCAACTGTGGTAATAACATTGTGTTTATCTACTTCTGATTTGAGGTTCATATTCTCATCATATAATTTGACGTTAATATGGCCTTTTATGTTTAATGCCTCTCGAGATTCCATGATTTATCTCTCCTTATTTTTAAAATGGGAATGAATCAAATGGTCTACCTTCAACAAATGGTATCGTACTGATGATATCCATCTTGTACCTTTGATCCCCACTACGTTTTTTAGCCCATCTACGACCTTCCCCTACGTAGTTGGCGTAAATCTGTTTTTGCTCGTCTGCTAATGATGTTTCCTTGCTCTTTGACCAAGCTTTCCATAAAATATAGGCAGTAAGCCCTTCAGCTAATGAATCGTCTATATTGATACTTTGGGAAGTGCTAGTAATAGGAATTGGCTTAGCTTTGTAATACAAATAGAGGTTACTTGCAGTTAAACCTTTAGGAATTGGATAGAAATAGATGCGATTGTTCCATATCCAATACTTTTCTGGTTTTCTATACTCAGAATCATCAATTAATTGAAAGTTAGGACGTTCTTGCCCTACCTTTTCTAGATTGGTGGGTTCTACTCGTCTCCAGCTATCATTATCTGTTTCATTTTGCTTGGTATTAATTAAAACAAGCTTGGCACTTAGCCAGTTATTAGGCAGAGGATAGTCCATCACATCATCTGTCGTAGTTAGGAAGGCTTGATCCTCTAGAATCCTAGTTCTATTGGTAAAATCTAATTCAGCCCTATTCAGATGCCGTAACAACTCTGCATCAGACCAAAACGAACCAGAGGTTTCTAATAGTTCTCTACGTACATCTGTTAAAATTTCACTTGCTAGCATCGTCGTTGTTCTCCTAACGACGGATAAATCCGTCTATTATTT